TATTTCTCCTTTTTAACTTGTCGTTATAGTTTTAACCGTATATCCACCATCATCAACTACTATTTTCCAAACATTACTAGCAGAATTATACCAAAGTTGTCCCTCAGTGTCAGCTGCGGCGCTTAGGTCACTTCCCAAACTTTGAACCAATATACCCTGTTCTGTTCTATAAGTAGACATTATTTATCCTTTAATAGCCAACCTTGTGTCGCTCCTGAATAAGCAAGTGTAAAACCTGCACGTTCAACTGCAACTGTTAATGTCGTATCTGCAGATTGGCCTTGTATTTTTTCTCCACTAGCTGGAGTAACTGTTAAATTATTTGAATCAAATGTTGCTGCGTAATCTACCAGGGAAACTTCATCTCCAAGTGTTCCTCCCGGCAACGTTACATTACAAACATTCGATGTAGTATCTATAAAATACCCTTCTCCTGCTACAGCTGTTTTAGTCGTCGCTGTAATAACTGTTTGCCAGTCTGTTCCTCCTGAATTATCTACAAAACTTAAAACTCCAGATCCATTAGTAGTCATAATCTGATCTGCCGACCCATCGGCATTAGGCCATTTTATTCCATCAAGGGCAATTTTTCCTGCTGCCTTTGGTGTAATATTAATATCAACGTCGGTTCCACCACCAGTCGCACTGATCGTTGGACCAGCACCTGATGCTGCGTTTGCAATTGTTAATTCATTAATAGCTGAAGAGGTTGCTGTAACTTTAACTAATTCATTTCCTGCTACATCATTAATACCTGTAACAAGAGCTGGTGAAGTTAAAGAAAGACCGGACCCTACATCAACAATGTCTGGGTTGGTTCCATCATTAGCCGTTGCATAAACAATTTTTGTACTTTTATCATCAATTGCCCATGTAACGCTCGAACCTGAACCAGTGACATATTTAAACTCAACTGTGTAAGAGTTAGTAGTAGCATTTTTAATTATATAAAAAGTTTGAACATCTAAAGGAATAGTTACAGTTACGTTTCCAGCAAGAGCTGCTGTTAAATTTAAAACTCTGTGGCCAACTTCATTACCATCACCTGCTGCTCCATCGTCTACAGCTAAAGCTGTAGCGCCTGTTGTACTTAAAGCTTTTGAAAGATATCCACCAGCAATCTGTTCAATAATTTGCCAGTTTGTATTAGTTAATGTTCCCCATGTACCGGCTTTTTCGCCGGTTTCCATTTTTTGAATTCCCTGTGGTGTATATGTTGAAGGCATAATTAGTATTTATAAGCAATTGATAACAACGTGTCAACCATTATGCTGCTGTTTTATCGACCGCGCTCCACGTAACCGTATCTCCTTTATCTACTGGAGCCCAAGCAAAAGCACCACCTCCAGCATCTGCCGTAGCTGTTAATTCAATGCCATCTGGGTAAACATAAGCATGTCCAACCAGACTTACACTTCCTAGACTTCCTGTTAATCCTATGCCTGTTACAGCTACATTGGTAAGTAATTCGATGGTTGCTGTTCCTATTCCGGAAGTTCCAGCCACACCCGTTGGAATAACGGTAATATCCGTATAGGCTCTTTCATCCCCTAACGAGGCCGTCATGCCTATGCCAGTAAGAGTAACTACTCCTGGTCCTACAACAAGAAGTGTTCCGGCTGCACTGGTTGCTGATACTCCTGTTGGGATAACAACTTCATTTTCATTAATTGAAACATCTCCAAGAGAACTTGTTACAGATACTCCGGTTGGAGTTACTGTAGCTCCTAAAGAAAGATCAACATCTCCAAGACTTACAGTAGCGGAAGTTCCTGTTGGACTTACAATTGCTCCAGCAACGGCCGTAACATCGCCAATAGAAGTGGTTGCTGAAACTCCTGTTGGTATAACACTGTAGGCATCACCCCATGCTTCATTACCCCATGAGTCCCTACCCCAACCAACTTCAATATCATCTTCAACAGTAGTATCTCCAAGGGAAGAAGTAAGTCCAATGCCCGTAACACTAAAAGTTACATTCTGAACATCAGTTCCCCAACTATAGTCATTCCAGGACAAACGTCCCCATCCTGAATGATTATAGGCGATAGCATCTCCTGCCGAAGAAGTAAGTCCTACTCCCGTAACATCTACGGTCGCAGTTCCAACTTGATCGCCCCAGTCAAGTTCGCCCCAAGTGAGACGTCCCCAACCTGAATTATTATAAGCTGATACTTCTCCCAAAGAAGAAGTCAGTCCTATTCCTGTAAGTGAGACTGTAGTATCATTTTGTGAGCTCCATGCACCATCATCCCAACTTAAAGCACCCCAAGTATCTTGAGTGATATCAACAATTCCTCCCATGCCGATTCCATGAACATAACAGGCAAAATAAAAATCGGTTTCGGTTGAAGGAGCTATTTCTATGTAACGAGTAGTGGCCGCATTAAAAGTTGTTGTATTGGTATAATCAGATTGGTTACTAGATCCATCTAAATAATAAGTAACACCGGAAGAAATAATTCCGGCTCGCATGGTTGAAAGAGTTGTACTGTTGGAAGTGGAAAAAATTAAAGGATGACCGTCATTAGTTGAACCTGATTGTTCTAGACGTACCGTTCCTCCATTAACCCATGGAAAAGTAAAGCTTGCTGGTTGAGAACCATCAAACGTATAAATGCTACTAGTATTACCGGTTAAATATTGAGTACCAGTTGTTACTGCTACTGTAACCGTTAAGTTAGCCATCGGAAGCTACCTCCCTAGGCTATTCTTAAGATAGCTTGTGTGTCCGTAACTGCGGGGAATTGAACTGTAAATGTCCCAGCTGTAGAAGTTTTATTACCACCGAAATTTAAAACGCACACAGCTTTTTTCTTTGTAGAACTGGAAAAGTTATAAATAACTGCGCCCTTGGCTGTGATCGTTGCTGTTTCCCAAGAGACATTTCCAAAATCAACACACGCTGTGTCAGTTTCTAATGTAACTAATTGACTAGCTACTGCTAATTTTTTTCCACCAGCGGAGTAATTAGTTCCAGAAGATTCTTGAGTTGTGCCGTAAGAAGTAGTCGATTTATTTATAGTTGCTCCTGTAAGATACAGTGCAATTTTATAAACCTGTGTACTGACCCCAAAGTCGTGTTCAGCTTCTAAAACTTCAGTTTTAAAACTATTACATACTGCTGTTGTAACTGCCATAAGATCTCCTATTTAGTTAAACCCGAATCTGTTGTTGATGGAGTGTTAAGAGGAATTCTAATCGTACCACTTGTATAATCTCCTCTTCTTCGTCTTCCAATTTGTTCAAGACCGAATTTATCTATCTCTTGTTTATATCGATTTTCATAATATGTCAACATATCCATTGGACCTTTTAAAAATCCAAAAGCTTCAACCAAGCAGCCATAAAGAAGGCCGTTTCCAAATTTTTTACTAATAAAAGTGCTAGTGGTTCCAGAGCTTAGACCTGTTGGCATTTTTATATATTCTGCTTCAACTGTATAAGCGACATCAGGAGCAGGAGCTATCTTCCAGTATCCGTCCGTAGTGCCAGATCCTCCATCGTACATGGCATAATATCTAGGTTTTGCGCGTGCAGCCACAGTACCTGTGTCCTGACTATATTCATCTAACATGGTTTGATCCACTTTTTGCAAGTACCACATGTTATTAGAGCTGTCTGTTAGTTTAAGGGCTCTCGTAATTAAACTAGATGTAGGCGTGTTATAAGTTGTCTGTCCCACAACTAAAACTGCAGTATCATAATAACGATAAGCATCAATATTGACGTCCCTAAAAATTCTTTCTTCAGCATTAGCAATGAATTGATCCGTAATCGTAGAAGTAAAAATTGAAGTTCCTACTTCAGTATAATCCTGAATCGCTGTGGTTAAAGTTGCGTAAGTAAAGTTTGCCATTATGATTGTAAAGTTACAGGCCCAATCGAAATTGAACCGCCTCCTCCTTGAGTGTTTCCATTTGTAGCAGTCCCTGATGTCACTGTAAACTGATAATTATTATAGGTTTGATCATAGGTACTTCCATATTGTGAAATAACATGTCCAGCTGCCTTACAAATCTCAGCCCCTGTAATACCATCTACACTGTAACAATCATTATATTGTGCATTTCCGGATCCGTCTGCATAAGTAGGAGGTCCATAAAATCGGTAGGTGTTTCCTAACGTACGTGCATGACCGGGTTGAAAAACTCGAATAACTGCTGTAGCAGCCGTCGTCGTAAAGAAAGGATTATATTGTAATAAAGATGTAGTAGCAAATTCTGTTCTTGCACTTCGAGGATGTTGTAAAGCTTGCGGATCTCCACCTGTAACCTTTAA